ACCTCCCACTGGTCGGCCATCATGTCAGCCGCCTGTGCTTGCAGTAACCTGCCCGTCAGATCCTTCTTGGACCAGCGTGTCTGGACAATAATAATCGCGCCACCAGGCTGGAGACGCTGACGCGGGCCAGATGTGTACCACTCGTATGTGTGGTCGTAGGCTGTGGACGACAAAGCGTCCTGCTCCGAGTGCGGATCGTCGATAATAAGAAGGTCTGCACCACGACCGGTCATTGCAGCACCCACCCCCGCTGCAAAATATTCCCCGCCCGCGCTGGTTTCCCACCGACCAGCAGCTTGGCTGTCCTGTTTAAGGTCAGTGTCGGGGAAGATCTCATGGTAGACCGGATCCGCAATAAGATCCCTGACCTTGCGACCGAATCGTACAGCAAGTTCGGTGTTCATTGTAGCCTGAATGATTTTTAACTTGGGATTTCTGCCAAGGAACCACGAGGGCATGAGGTAGGAGGCAAACTCTGACTTCGAATGTCGCGGCGGCATGTTGACTATCAAACGCTTCAAGTCACCCGATGCGATACGCTCCAGCTTCTCTGAAATGATCTTGTGGTGGCGCCCGACGATGAAGCCGTCATACACGTGCTGAACGTACGACATAAATTTTTCTTGGGCTACGTCACGTAGCTCAAGACGCTGACGCTGCTCTTCGAGGAGCAGCATTTCTTTCAGCACTTCTTCAGGGAGGAGGTCTAAGTTACCCGACATGCTCGAACGATATTACGGCTCATCGAATTTATCAACCCAGCATACATATGCTACGCATATGTATGCTTCGCGCGCAAGGGGGGCAGGGGTTGCAATTTTGCCACTGCTTGTGGCGAATGTGCCACAGTAACCCCGAGTGATTGTTGCTGATTCGAGAAAAGACTTTTCTCGAAATAGTTATAGACGGCATCACTTACTATCTGCTAATCTCGTTAATGGGTAATGATGCCCTATACATAAGTCTAAGGGAGATTTAGACATGCCTAAGATTACTGGAACCTTCACGCTGGACTTACCAGCAGCCGCCGAGTGGGCGGACATCTTCAACGCTGTGGACAAGGTGAAGCAGCAGCCGGAGATGACCACCACCACCATCGCGCCAGCATCTGCGAAGAAGCTGACGCCGATGCCAGCAGCCGTGATCGAACGTCTGCTTCAGGCTGGCAACCGGTTCGTTTCCATGCGGAACTTGAAGAAGCATCTGCGGAAGCAGTTCCACAAGCGGGACGTGTCGAACGGTTCGGTGCATCAGTTGATTCATCTGCTGCGCGGCGAAGGCTACGAGATTGAAACCCACGGGAAGTATGGCGGTGGATACCGTCTTGTAAAGGAGGCAGCGTGAATGGAGATCGATCAGTTAGCGAAGGAGTTGGCGAAGATCAGGGCGGTGTTGTCACCGCCCCTACCCGCCGGAAGCGAGTGCGAAGACTGCGCTGGCACCGGTATGACCCTCGTCACACGTTCCGTCGTCGATCCCGTACGAGGCGGCTACGAAGAAGAGTTCGAAGAACTCTGTCAGAGTTGTGAAGGCGAAGGGATCTAGCAACAACACAAACCTGGGCGGGCCGACGAAAGTCGGCCCGCCTTTTTGCTGCCCGCTGCCCGCGCAAAAAACCTGCGTACGCAGGTTTTTTGTCGGTCGCAAGCGCAGGCTCCTCGATCTGCCCGCAGGCTCTGACAACAACGGGCCGCAGCCGCAGGCCGCAGGTTTTCCCTTGATTTATTGGTGATATTGTGTGACTGTTAAACATCATCACCATTGGAGAATTAACGATGAATGCCGAAGAATTGAAACAGGCAAGACTGGACAAAAAACTTTTGTCCAATGTCTCGAAAATGCCGGGCTATAGCATCAGCCGCAGCGCGTGGCTGTGCGTCGTAGGCAGCAGGCTTGCCGAGATCGAAGGCAGCACATGCGCTGACTGCTATGCCCGAAAGGGCATGTATCACATGCCAAACGTCAAGGCAAAAATGATAGAGCGCGAGGCGTTCTTCAATGCGCCCGATTTTGTGCCGCGCATGGTTAACGTGTTGAACATTGTCCGCAGCGAATGGTTCCGCTGGTTTGATTCGGGGGACGTGGCTGACGTAGGCATGGCGTTGAATATTATTGACGTATGCAGGCAAACACCAAACAAGCGCCATTGGATACCATCGCGCGAGTTCAAAGTCTGGACGCGCGCGCTACAAATCGACCGCCTGCCCGATAACGCGGTCCTGCGTATGTCCGCCCACATGGTGGACGGACCACGGCCCAAGGCATGGCCGACCACGTCAACAGTCCACACAGGCAAAAAAACGCTGGGCCGCGTATGCCCTGCACCCGAACAGCAAGGAAAATGCGGCGAGTGCCGCGCCTGCTGGTCTCTCGATGTCCCGAATGTTTCCTATCATATCCACTAGCCTCCGGACCACGGCCCGCCATTGGCGGGCCGTGGATTCTTATGCCCGCCAAGCTGATAATGCTTGTGCGCGCAGGGCCGCAGGCGCAGCCCGCAGCGGGCCTTTCCATACATACGCAGGCGCAGGCGCAGAGGCGCACAGGTCAATGGTCCGCGATTCATGGATCACCGCCGCTTTTCCACCGTCAAATAAAAATACATCGCCGGTCGAGGGGTCATGGACCAAGAAAAAACTCGCACCGCCACAACGTGTATGCGCCAAATGCCAAGCAATTTGCGAGGTTGATAAGGATACGCGATTATTTTTAATTATTTTCAATTCGCACCAGACCGGCACCCCATCCATGCACAGATATACGTCCGGCATCCCTTGCCCAGCGCGGTTTTCAATCCGCTGGAAGTGGGTCTTTCTCGGTAAATTCTGCTTCAAGGAGTTCCACAGGCTGCGCTCCGTCTTGGGCATCTTCGATCCGTTTCATGTTGTCAAATGCGTGGGGATATTCCTGCCGGATGGCAGCGAGTCGGGCGACGATCTCTTCACGCGAAAGCTGGTCAAGCTGGTGAACGTGTGTCGATTCCCGACGGTCAATTGTCAACCCGCCCAGCGCGGATCGAATCTTCTCGGCATTGATGGCAGCAGAAAACTGCCCCGCCTCTTCGGCAGCGACGGACAAGTCTTCGAACCGCTTCAACTGGTTCAGCAGCGTGACGCCGTATCGACGTTCTCGTGCTTGCCGCAGTTCTTTGATCAGCTTCGGCACTTCTGGAAATGTCTTGCCGTCGAGAAGTTTCGCCGCCTGCACATTGGCACTGCCTTCGGCATAGCCCGCCTTCCTCGCGCACTCGGTGTTGCTGTATCTGCCCTCGACATAATACTTGGCAAATTCTCGTTGCCGGTTCGTCAGTCCGGCTGGTCTACCTACCTTGCCCATAGCGATATTTTTTGCCCTTTGCAGTTTGAAAAACCAAAAATCAACGTCCACCCCGACTCATAAGTGTTACAACGGTACAGAAGTGATACAGCTGTAACCGTTGCTCACCAAGGGTTGTATCGTTTGTACCGTTTGTATCACCATTTTCAAAAATTTTGTGTTGAATGCAACAACCCGGAGAAAATCGTTTTATGCAATGGTTTTCTTGTTGACTATCACTAACCATTTGTTACTGTATCTTATCAACCCTTGGTGATCCTTGGTCCGTGGACCGGTGACCCACAACACAGGAGAAAAGATATGCCGAGATATTACGCAAAGCAACAGGTCTTGGACAGTGATGGCAAGTACGTCGCTGACCGTCTGGTGCCTGTGTGCGATTCGATTCGTGTTCTGGAAAAGAAGATCATCCGGAATCGGGATGTGTTCCCGCTAAAGGATGGGCAACGCTACGCCAGTCGGATTCACGTTTATCGTGTGCTGCGTAACCACAAGACGACACCGCATGGGATTTATTTCGTGGACGGTAACAAGTTGAAGAAGGTCCGGAACACGACGTTCGTCGAGTTTGACATGAACAACTTTTTGAAGGGGCTTGAAGCATGGGCAAGGTAAAAAGCTGGCTGATGGGCATGGAAGAGGATGCCATGTGGATGAGCCGTGATTCGTGGGCCGCCGAGCATGGCGCGATGAATCTGCAAGTTTACGATGATGTTCAGGGCCGGATGGCTGACAGCATCGAGTATCGCAAGATCGAGGCAGCGGAGCGTGAAGCCGACGCCTACGTTGACAGGCTGAATGGAGACACTCAATGACTGACATCGAATATTCCGCCGTGACCGGCGCACCAAGAATTCTGATCCAATCCAACCCCGACTGGGATGCGTGGGCCGATCTTGCCGAGGCTGTGTGGGTCACGGCACTGGAAGGTGGGTGCAATTACTGGATGGACTACATCCACATCCGTCATCTGGAGACGAGTGCCCCATACGCGAAGTTGCCGGAGGGCCGGTACTGGAGTCTGAAGGACGGTGGCGACATCATCAAGAATTTCAGCATTGCGGTTCATCACAACGCTGACGACTGGCCGTCCAGCACATCCGAGGTCACCGAGGCCAAGTCATTCGATGTGGTCACATGTGGCATCAACAGTCTGCTGCCCGAGGTCAAGCTGTCGATCATGAACCCATACACCTGTGACATCGACGCCGCTATCGCTGACTCGATCATCCAGTGCGGTCTGTTCGGGAGTGAAGTCTATGGGTGAAATTGATTGGCAGTGCGACGACGGAATTTGTGAACACACAGATCGAGTCGCGGGGAAGTGTGCTTGTTACAACAAGGAGCGCGTAAGGGTGGCACCTCCTTGGGTGCGTGGCGATGCGAAGCACGGCAGTCCAAGGGACCGTGGTTCGGCGGACAGGTATTATGGTCGGCGGTACAATCCGCATTGGCACTGGTACAGCGATCATGGCTGTCAGGTGGTGGAGTCCGAGCACATGAGTGTCGAGGAGATCGGCGAATACAACGAGGGCTGGCATGGCGAGACAGGCGAGAAGGTCTGGTCTGATCCGGAGCCGAGGGAGGACTATTGATATGACAACGAAGATCATCGAGGCCGAGTACCATGTACAGGCCACACATTTCTGGGAGGTCAAGCACATCGAGGACTGGCCTGCTGACGAGGAGGGTGAGCCGCGTGATCTTGCACACGCTCATGACTTCTACATCAAGTGGGGGTTGCTGCATGTGCAGTGGGACAAAGACG